GGGTGTCTGAATTGTTATGCCCGGCAGATGAGCGAGCGGTTTGGCTGGCAGTGGGGTGAGGCTATGTTCCATACAGGCCGCTTGAGTGAGCTAAAGCAAGCCAAACCGGGGGATCTTGTATTCGTTTCTTCCATGGGTGACTTCTTTCATGAGACGGTACATAGCTCATGGCAGGATTGCGTCATGCATGAAGTGAAGAATCACCCAGAGCTCACATTCCTGTTTCTCACCAAACGTGCAAGTCGGATGCGTGATTACTTCGTGAGCTATGTTGCCGGTGATCCGTGCGTGAAGCGCCCGCCCCAGGTGATGCCGCAAAATGTTTGGTTGGGAGTCACAGCCGAAAATCAGGTGCGGGCCTATGAGCGTGTACCCATCTTGTTGGGGATCCCCGATGTTGCAGTGCGGTTTGTATCCATTGAGCCGATGCTTCAGGAAGTGCGTCTTAATCCCCGTTTGGATTGGGTGATTGCAGGTCCAGAGAATGGCCCCCAGAGCCGCCGCTTTGATCCGTGGTGGATTGAGTCTCTGTTGGCAGATTGCAAGGCAGAGGGCATTCCGTTCTTTGATAAGCGTAATGATCCTGATGTGGTGAGACAGTTCCCCGGCCCCCATCGTTTTGCCTATCAGAATTGTTGCCACTATGAGCAAGGGGCTTGTGATCATCCCCAGCATAGAGATCTTGGGGATTGTGTTGAATGCCCGCTGTTTCAGAAGTTGGCCGGTGAGGAGCTGGAGGATCTTGACGATGAGTGAGAAGACTCGTGGGAATTGGATGTTGGGGTTCTGTGTGCGATCACTTGTAGGGTGGAAAGATCGTAGAACTGGCAAGCGGGGAACCCGTTGCCGCAATTGGAATGATCAGGAAAGGTGTGATGCTTGTATCCGGTTTGGAAATTACGTGCCGGAAGATGTTGGTGAAGTGAAGCAAAAAAGAAAGAGGAGGTAGTTGATGCCGGAAGAAAACAAAATTAAGAATGTGGATGCTGTTGAGATGAATGCTTGTGACTTTCTCAAGGAAGTAGATGCCGGGAGTTGCGTGCATGAGCTCACACAGGCCATTGAGGCAGTTGTCAAGGGGATCCGCGAGACGAGCAAAAAGGGTAATGTTACCCTGAAGCTGGAGCTGGAGCCTTTCAAGGGGGATCCCAATCGGATCGTGGTAGGATATCACGTCAAAGGAAACGCACCGCAGCCCGCGAAACCGATCAGCATGTTCTTCAGTACGCTGAAGAATACGTTGCAGCGCACGAACCCGCTTCAGGCTGAATTTGAAGATGGAGGGTTTTAAGAGAAAGGCTGAAAGAAGGGCTGAAGGCTGAAGGTTGAAAGCTGAAATTGTAAATGAAAATCAGAAAGATGAGGTTAGTTATGAGTCATGTAAATGATGTGAGACAGAGGTTGTCAGGTTTGGATGGTAGTGCGGTACGTGAAATTGTTGCACTTGCCAGTGAAGCGGGAGGATTGCGAACATCCCAGCTAAACCATGATGGGCATGGTGCAATTCCACTCGCAGTGGTGGGGGATGTGATTGTTGATTTGAGCAAGTTCATCCCTGAGGAACCAGATCGTATCCGGGCTTCTGTGACGCATAACAGTGTCACCAGCTTTTGTGATTATCTGAATCGGTATAAGAGTGATGAGAGCACCGTGTTTGCTTCGGTGTTGGAAGCACCTTATGAGTTCACTGCAATTCTGGATTATCATGGGAAGGTTGCTGCCAATTGGGGCACCCATATTGTCAAGTTGGTTTTGACCGAGACGGATGAATGGAAGACTTGGATGCAAAGCGATAAGTCTTCCATGAATCAGGCCGAGTTTGCCATCTTCATTGAGGACAACTTGAATGATATTGTTGAGCCCGATGGCGCTACCATGCTGGAGTTGGCGTTGAATCTGTCAGCTACCCAGGAGTGTGGATTCAAGGGCAAGCTGAATCTTCAGAATGGAGATGTTGGTTTGGTTGTGGATCAGCAGACAGAAGCCGTTGCACTTGGCAAGAATGGCGAGATTGCGATTCCGAAAGAGCTGTCAATCAAGCTGTCACCATTCCGAGGGTTGGAGCAGAAAACGATTTCTGCCCGCTTCCGGTATAACTTGCGCCCGCCAAAATTAACGCTGGGTTATCAGATGATCCGGCCCAAAGAATTGATTGATGCCATGGTTGGTGAAGCTCAGGATCTGATCGTGAGTGCTACGGAGTTGCCGGTGTATGTAGCTTCGCACGTCGATACGAAGTAGAGAAAAGGGTTGGCCCTCCGGCGCTGTGAATAGCGCTGGGGGGAACTTTTAAGGAGGATGTTATGCCGAGTTTGTCTTTTATGAAACAGTTTTCTCAGGGGGTTGAGAATGGGGTGGCGCTGTGTGATGGCAAGGAGTTGCCGTTTCCGGGAGTGAAGCCTAAGCGGCAGACCATCCGGGCAAAACGTAAGACCCCGTTTAAGGTCGATGATATACTTTTCCTCTTTGTCTCTTTACGGACCAATCAATGCCGTAGGCTTGGTAAGGCGGTCTGTGAGTGCGTCAGGACGATCTGGATTGATGAAGGGTTTATTGAGGTCGAGGGCATTGAGCTGGATGAGGCTGATATCCATGAGCTCGCCATAGCCGATGGATTTGAATCGGGGATCCAAATGCTGAAGTGGTTTAAGGATATTCATGGCTTCCCGTTTTTCGGGCAACTCATTGAGTGGTAGTATCTGCTGATGTTGAACAAAGAGGAAGCGAAGGAAAACGAAGATGGATGCAGGGCAGATTAAAGATATGTTGGCGGGGAGAGCTGAGGAGGTTTGTCGGATCCTTGTGCCCCATGGCAAGCTGGATGGGTATGAATGGGTTGCCGGGGATTTCCGTGGTGCAGCCGGTCAGAGCTTCAGGGTGTGCGTATCGGGTGCCAAGGTTGGTGTCTTCTGCGATTTTGCAGAGGAGGGTGTCAAGGGATCCAATCTTCTGGAGCTCTGGATGCTTACCAAAAGCATGGATTTTAAGACTGCCATTGGTGAGGCGCGATCCTTTCTTGGTGTCAACGATGAATACAAAAGGGTCACGGCTGCCGGCATGGTGGGGAAAGTTGAGGGTGGAGGGTCGAGAGTGGGAGGTGGGAAGAAGAAAAACCTTGATGGGCAGCTTCATGAAGTCAAAGAGGGATCCGATGTTTGGCTCTGGCTTACCGAGGAGCGTGCCATCTCCCCTGAAGCTGTTAGAGCCTATCGAATTGGCGAGGCGCTGATCAAGAGTCCGATCAAGGATGGTGGCACCAAAGAACGTACATGCGTTGTGTTTCCATTCTTCGATCCCGCAGGGAATTTGGTGCGGATGAAGTTCCGGGACATCCATGAAAAGAAGTATATGTTCATCCATCCGAAGATGGCAAATGCAGATCAGTATGAACATGGCGCTCCCCTCCATCTCTTTGGCATACAGGCAGTGGAAGCTAACAAGTGTGATGGGAAGGTGTGCATCACCGAGGGAGAGCTTGATGCTATGAGTATGTGGGATTTTGGCAACCCGGCAGTGAGTCTGCCCATCGGTGCCCAGCCCAGCGCCCGCGATCATGCAAAGGCCCATGATGAGTGGATCGAGAGAGATTATGATTGGCTGGAGGGATTTGTCACAGTGCTCTTGGCTCTGGATGGGGATATTCCCGGCATGGCAGCAAGAGAGATTCTTGTACCGAGATTTCGCAGAGAGCGCTGCATGGTATTTGATTGGCCCGAGGGTGTTAAGGATGCCAACGAAGCCGCCATGAATGGACTCACACTCATAGATGAGTTGATGGCAATGCGCCCACTGGATCCTGATGAGCTCAAGAGCCCTACCGCATTTCGTAAAGAGATATGGGAGCGCTTCTTTCCACCCGATGGCGAGGAGCCCGGCGATAAGCTCCCCTTCACGATGCCGTTTATGTTCCGGGATGATGAAGTTACCGTGCATCATGGATTTAATGGGCATGGTAAATCTGTAGGGCTCACCCATCTCATGGTGCATTTGGCCGGTCAGGCCCGCAAGTGCTGCATTGCATCGTTTGAGATACCCGCGAGCATGACGCTTCAGAATATGATGAAGCAAGCCATGGGCCGACATAAGCCAGCCGATGAGGCGCATTTTGATGTGGCTCTGGATTGGATGGATAAATACATCTACATTTATGACTATGTTGGGGAAGCGTTGCTGGAGCCCATGATGGAAACGTGGGAGTATGCCGCCCGCAAGTATGGTGTGAATCATTTTGTTTTGGATTCGATGCTGAAGCTGAAGGATGTTGTTCAGGACCAGTTTGATACCCAGCGGCAGCTTATGAATCGGATGAATCGCTTTGCTAAAGAATATCACGTCCACGTACATCTCGTGTGTCACGACAAGAAACCGGACTCCAGGCACCCGAAGGAAAAGTTTTGGGGTGGTGAGTATGATATCAAAGGATCCGGGGATATATCTGATCTGGCATGGAATGTGATCTGTTGGTGGCGTAATGAATCGAAGCTCGCTACCATTGACGAGAAGCAAAATGAAATCAAAGCGTCTGAAGAACCCGCAGTGATATCCGCTCTGGAGGAGGAGATCAGAAATATTCTTTACCGTGAAGATGCTACTCTCATCGTACAGAAGCAGCGCACCAATGGGCAGTATCCGTTGCATAAGAAACTTTGGTTTGATTATGGGGATAATGGGTGTTGGCGGTTTAGGGAGGATCGGCAGGATCCGGTGCTTTCTTATATTAGGGTTGATGAGTGATTTGGGATATTTGAACAAAGAGGAAACGAAGGGAGCGAAGGAATAATGGCGTTTAAGGCTACACCACATCCGGTATTGGCGATGCCTACTCCTGAACAGGCTATGGAGCTTGGTGCAGACGAGTGGTTGCGCGTCATGAAGCGGAGGGAGCAGATTATCAAGTTGGAGGAGCTCGATCCCCTCCGGCATGGTTGGGAGCCTCCCATGTGGAAGATCTGCGATGCCCTCTTAGGTGCCCCGTGGATTGATGCAGACTTTGCCAAGATGGTCCGGGAGCATCTTGGGTTTGAGCGGGCCGTGGATACGCTGTTGATCATGGGTGGAAACCGCTCTGGCAAGTCGGAATATGCAGCCAAGTACACACAGAAGATTTTGAATCTGAAACCCAAGGCTTCTGCATGGCTGTTTCAAACCAACAATGAAAATTCTCTCACGATGCAGCAACCGCTGGGTTGGAAGTATCTGCCCAAAGAGCTCAAGAAAAAGATCAAGGAACATCCGACCTATATCAGCTACACTTTCAAGAATGGTTTCAGTGATAATAAATTTGTGCTTCCCAATATGTCGATGTGCTCCTATCGGAATTATGAGCAGAACATTGACAGCATCGAGGGTGGCGAAATTGATGTGGCTTGGCCGGATGAGCTTGTCGGATCCGATTGGATCAGGACGCTTACCCTCCGGCTGGCTACCCGTGAAGGAAAGATGATTCTGACCTTTACGCCGGTCAAGGGTTACAGTCCTACCGTCGCAGAGTTCCAGAATGGGGCCATAACGGTACTGGAGTCCATTGGATGGCTATTGCCCAAGGACAAGGAAGGCGAGATGCTGGAGCGGGCATTTGAGATCGAGCAGTGCGATAAATGGTTTACGGGGGAGGAGAGTCAGCCGGAGATCCCGGCAGGGCGTAAGTTTGAGCGCGTGCCCCGTGTGATGAAATGCATGGCAAAGAGCGGAGGTATTGATGATACGCGAGCGATTGTATTCTTTCATTCAAGTGACAACCCGTATGGGAATCCGGCTGGAGTGTGGAACAAAATCAAAGGTGGCACGAGGGCATTTATCCGGGAGCGCTATTATGGGATGGCAGACAAGGCGCAGAGCGCGAAATGCCCGAAGTTTGGCAAGGCGCACATCCTCCCAGCCAAGCTGATCCCGAAGGAAGGTACCAACTATTGGTTTGGGGATCCGGCAGGTGCGAGGAACATGGCTCAGATTTGGGTGAGGTTCACGAAGATGCATTGCTACATCTATCGGGAGTGGCCCGGCAATTATGAGATTCCGGGTCAAGGTATTGTTGGGCCATGGGCAGTGCCAGATGCCAAGCACCCGGACGGACACAAGGGACCGGCGCAAGATTCATTTGGTTGGGGGCTCAAAGCCTATAAGCGCGAGACTGCCCGGCTGGAGGGGTGGAAGGATTATAAGAAGGCGCAGGAGCAGCCACCCGAGGTTGATGATGATGGAACGAAGTGGGATCCCGCCAACGGGACTGATGAGCCCATTGACACGCGATATCTTGACAGCCGGGCAGCCTCCTCCCCCCGTGTTGAGAATGATCGGCCCGTTACGCTCTTGGATCAGTTTGGAGATATTGGCTTTCACTGCGATCTTACACCAGGTGATGATATTGCCGAGGGTGTTACGCTCGTGAATGATTGGCTCGACTATGATCAGGATGCCAAGGTCGAGGGATTCAACGTGCCTTACCTCATGGTTGCAGAGGATTGTCTGAATGTGATCTTTGCCCTACGGACGTGGACCGGGGTGGATGGTAAGAATGGAGCGAGTAAGGACTTTTTTGATTTGGTGAGGTATCTCGTTACGCTGGGGATCGGATTCAATTCCCCTGATAGTTGGGATACTGAGGAAGCTGAGGGATCGTATTGAGAAAAGCTGAAATCTAAAGAAAGAGGCGATATGACCACCGCACAGAAAACAGCCAGCGGGATTATCCGCAAGTACAGGCAGGGGGAGTTATGAGAGACGACGACGGGGGTTTCATTTTTGGGTGTATTGTAGCCGCTATAGTATTTGCGCTTATATGGGGAACGATTGACATGAGGGTGGAATGACAGCAGCACCAAAGATGAGCCTACGATCACGCGCAAGCCGTCGCAAGGCTCTATCGCGGTGTGCGACCGAAAACGCGGCTGGCATTCCTACCCTCGATGTCTTGGTTGTGATTCCGCGTTGCAAGTGGATCACAACCGTGGACGGGTATTCGTATTGTCGGCGCACGCACGCCTACGTCTCGCCAGACTGCAAGATCAGCGAGATTGCCGACTGCGTGAAGCTGGCTCTTGAGGACAAGGAACATGGGTAATCACAACGCCCGGATTGACCGACTCAAAGGAGGCGAAAGAAAACTGATGCAAACTGATTACAAGGCGATGATGGATGATGTGCGTGCGCACGGGAGAAACGCGGCTCCTGTGAGTACGGTCCAATCCGTTGTTCGGTGCTCTGCCCCGACAAAGGATTGTCACTTTTGCACGGGAAAACGCCGTTGCAAATCAAAAGACAAGTGCGGATGGCAGAAAGCACCGAACGCAGAGTTGAGTTTCAAGAAGGGAGCGAAGCGGAATGAATTGTAAACTCGAACGCCTTGTTCGCTGTCTTGATTTGTTCTGTTGTGCAGGTGGGGCCGCGATGGGACTGCACCGCGCCGGGTTCGACGTGACAGGCGTGGACATCAACCCACAACCGCATTATCCATTCCGGTTTATCCACGGCGATGCGCTGGCGCAAGACCTGACCGGATATGACTTCGTGTGGGCGTCGCCTCCTTGTCAGGCGTATTGTGCGCTGAACACAATGCCGAACTTGCGAGAGCACAAGAAGCTGATT